CTCCATATCCGTGTCTTCAAAACCCTCCAAGTCCAAGTCAACATGGCATTCCAGTAAGGTATACACATCGTCAGAGTAATTCGGACGTAGTCCCAACAACTCATCAGCACGTTCTTGGATAGCTCCTTCGTCTGCACCATCACTTTCTTCAGATAATTCGACATCTCTATATACCCCTGCTACTTGTAGTTTACGAATATCATTATACGACATTCTCACTACATGTGTAACCCTCTCCGCTGTTCTTAAATCACTAGCTGAATACGGAACAACCATATCTTCTGCTGGTACGAACTTGGAAACAGCCCTCTGCTTGGTTTCATCAAAATAAATCTTTTTAAATGTAGACCCTGTCAACGGCAAATAAAATAACATTTGATCTGTGTCTGGATCGTATTCTTCCATAACTTCAGTAATCTGATAGTTCATGAAGTCTTCTACACGTTGGGCTTGATCTTCAGTAGCCTTGGTCGGAGTTCCGAGAACCTGAGTTTTTACAGGACCACCACTAGGTAACATCTCCTTGTATGCCTGTGCTTGAAACTGGGTCACAGCCTCACTCAGTAACGGGTGAGTTACACCACTAGCTCCTAAGAAGGGTTCACTTCGATCTTCATAATTAATCCCAAGTAACCCTAATCCTTTTGATATCGCTTCTTCCCAATCTTCTCTTGACTCAACATCCTCACGAAATTTAGCTCTAAGGTCCGAGGACAGAGATCCAAGTACATCTTCATCAAGTATCTCGGCTAAATTAGCATTGTGATCGTATGGTTCTGCAATAACCTCAGTTACCTCCTCACCCATAAGTTCTATACCATCAGGGAGTTGGGCCTCGGTACTAGGGAGTTCGATCTGGAGACTATCCTCTTCAGGCATCATCTGACCCCCTGCTCCCATAGATGATTCTACCATTCCTGCTATTTTTCTAGGTTCTATTGCCATTATGTAATCCTTGTTTTTTTACTTTTTGTAGGACGCATTCGATCTGAAAATCGATTGGTAACACTCTTTCCTTTACCTTTTTTAACTGTCTTTTTAGACATTAATAGTATTCCCTTGCTCTTCTTGGATACCAATCCTCTGGAATCTCTTCCCCTTGTAAACTAATAAATCCGCCTTGTCTAAACCTCATTAGTGCCATGGTCATACTATCACAATAGTCATCATGATCGCCATTCGGAAAAGAAGCAATCTCTTCAATAACTTCATCAGCAAACTTTTCATTAGGATACCACACTTTTCCAGATTCGAAAATAGGAGATACCATGTGCATCCTAGTTGTCTTGTCCATGCCACCCCCACCTTTACGCCTACCGGGGCTAAACGTAGTAACAGGTAAATTAATTAAACGCAATTCATCAGCCAAAGATGCACCAGAAGCTTTCGCTTCAATTAACATCATATCTGGCTCCCAGTATTCGTTTTGCTCTACAGCAATTTCTTTTAGCTCTGGAAAATTCCAACGACCCTTCATTGCATCTAACAAAATTAAGTGTTGTTCGCCATTTTCTTTTGGTTCAAACACACCCCAAGTCGTAATGGCAGAATAGTCAGCAGTCTCTTTTTTGCTGTAAGCTGTATCGTAACTTTGAATTATATAATCAAGTCTTGGTGTATCTTCTCGCTCCCATAGCTGCCACCACTCACGCTTAACCATAGCAACATCGTCAGAAGTAGGATCTTGTTGCCACTGAGCGTTCCATTTACCAGGAGATAGTGACGCTTTAACTTTTAATAACTCTTCCTTTTTCCAAAACTCATGCCACAGTGGTTCCCCCGAAGGAAGTATGGCTGGGAATTCTATTACTTCCCATTGATCAGCCATCATGTCTTTTGCCTGTGCCTGTAATAATCTCCCCGTCAGGTCTTTCTTAGACCATCTGGTTTGCACAATAATGATGGTACCCCCTGGTTGTAGTCTCTGTCTTGGTCCAGATGTGTACCACTCATAAGCTGTGTCATAAGCATTAGCCGATAAAGCATCTTGTTCCGAGTGAGGATCATCAATGATTAACAAATCCGCACCACGACCAGTCATTGCAGCACCCACCCCCGCAGCAAAATATTCCCCGCCAGCACTTGTCTCCCAACGACCAGCTGCTTGGCTATCCTGTTTCAAGTCCGTGTTGGGGAAGATCTCAGCATATATGGGATCGGCAATGAGATCTCGGACTTTTCTACCAAATCTTACAGCAAGTTCCGTATTCATGGTAGCCTGTATTATCTTTAATTTTGGGTTACGCCCCAAGAACCAAGAAGGCATGAGATAAGATGCAAACTCAGACTTGGAATGTCGAGGAGGCATATTAACAATCAGTCTTTTTAGTTTGCCCTGGGCAATAAGCTCTAATTTCTCAGCTATGATACTGTGATGCCTTCCTTCTATAAACCCGTCATATACATGTTTGGCATACGCCATAAACTTCTCACGGGCCTTTTCACGAGTATCTAGCCTCTGGAGTTGTTCCTCCAGTAACAGGGCTTCTTTAAGTACCTCATCGGGCAACGCTTCTAGGTTCTTTAACATGTCCAAACGATAATACATTTGAATGAATTTATCAACCTAACTATTACAGACGTAGTCTGCAAGCATACTACGGTCATATACGGGGGCGGGGGGCCTTGGTTCTAGAAACTTATTTTCGAAATTCTATAAGTTACCCCAAGTTGCGAATGATTATCATTATCAACCAGGATCTATCACATTTTATTATAATAGCTATCAAATAAAATAATATAAAATAATTAATTTATTACTTGTTATATGATCTTATATAATATAATATGATCTTATATTTAATTAATAGAGAGTAAAAAAATGTTAACAACAACAATTTATAAAAAGAATATTCACGATTTAAACAATTATAAGTTTAAAGTTTTAAAGCCTAGTACTAATAAAAAACTAGGAAAAAAAGTTTTAAAGGGAAAGTTTAAAGATTATAAATTTTTAACTTTAACATTAGTTGAAAGGGAAACTTGCCCCAAGGACTGTTTCCATTGGGAAACATGCTATGGTAATAACATGCCTTTTGCACATCGTATGAGTGCTAAGGATGAGCAATTACTTAAAAATAAAATATACGATGATATAAAGAATCTTAATGGTAAAAAAGCATTAATAAGATTACATATCCTTGGCGATTTTTTTAGTGTTTCTTATGTTATGTTTTGGGATATGATTTTAAAAGATTTTCCTAATATTGCTATTTATGGATATACAGCAAATAACATTAATTCAAAATATAAAGATTCACGATCCATTGCTACTACAATTTCATTTTTAACTAGCATTCATAAAGAACGATTTGCAATTAGATTTTCTAATGATTTGAAAAATCTATTTTCTGCAAATTCTTTTGATATAGTAAAACCAAAAAAAGGTGAATCTATTTTATGTCCTGTACAAGAGAATAAAACTCCAAATTGTGGGACGTGTGCTTTATGTTGGGAAAGCACAACTAGACAAATAATTTTTAAAACTCACTAATAAAAGCTTAAAAATCAAATAGCAGGTTTAAAACCTGCTATTTTTTTGCTTAAAAAAATTTTGAAAAATGACCGTATATAAGTATGACCGAAGGTCATTCCATGACCGTTGTCAGCTGACCGTAGGTTAGATGACCGTTTTTATGTGACATTTTTGCAACAAGGTAAAAATAAATATTAAAATAATTAATTTAATACTTGTTAATGTGTATAAGATAATATAATATATTCTTATAACGTTAACAAAATAGAGAGTAAAAAAATGACTAATAAAGATTACATTTATAATAGAAAAGACGGCGGAACAATTTATTGTTTTGGTAAAATAGAAGAAGATTCAAACTTTCATATAGTTTGTGATGATGAAATGTATGATGGTATTGCGTGTGATGTCGATGCAATCAAATTAAATACATGGAAAAAAGTTTGTGATTATTTAATTAAAAATTACAGACATGACATTGAAGAGATTTGTACTTGTTAATTTAACACGAGGCGGATTTATTCCGCCTCATTTTTTGAAAGGAAAAATAAAATGAATAAATATTGTTTTACTGTAGTTACAGATGATTTAACAGATCATGAAACTTTTAGAGTCGCCAAGGTAATTGAAAACGAAATTGGATATTATCCTTTAGGTAAAAAAGATTATTCAGATCCTCATGAGTTAGATAAATTCTGTGGATCTTATGACGATATGTTTAATATTGTAAAATTTTTAAATAGTAAATTAAAATTGAGTGATGAAGAGATTGATAAAATAATTTTATCATCTATGAAACTTGGAATGAATTAACGATTACTCTCGGCTCTCTTCCCGAAAGGGGAGGGGGCTAAAAAATTTTGATGACCGAATATATGATGACAGTAGGTCGCACCAGGTCGCAGGTCGCAAGGTCGCAAGACCTTGAACCTAGGTCGCAGGTCGCAAGCCCCCTGCCCTACCCTCCCCTGCCGAGGGGGCTGTGACATTTATGCAACACCTCTCTTGCAAATATGCAACAACATCTTTCATCGATCCTCGGACTAAATAATCTATGTCCTCGATCCTAGAACCTTGGATCTCCAATGCTTTTCGTCCCTCAAATAAAAATAGACATCGCTCCGAGGGGCTTGATGCAAGAAAAAAACTAATGCCATTACTTCGGTCATATGAGATATGCCAAGCTATCTGCGACTTTTGTAGGACTATCCTATTATTTTTTATTATTTTTAATTCGATGAAAAAAACATTTCCATCAAGACATATAAATGTATCAGCTATGCCTTCTCCAACCCTATTTTCTATCCTCTGAAAGAACGTTTTTTTGGGTAGGTTCTGTTTCAATAGTGTCGATAGTGCCTTCTCTGTTTTTATCATCCTCTATCCTCTTATAACTGCCTTCAAAGGCATAACTATGTGCTTTTCTAAGTTCTGATAATCTAGCGACAATTTCATCCCTCGATAATTTATCTATACTATGAATGTTTTGAACTTCTCTTTTATCAACAGATAAACCACCTAGTGATGATCTTATCTTCTCAGCATTCACAGATGCTGAATACTGACCTTCTTGTTCTGCTTTATGAGATAAATCTGAAAATCTTTTTAGCTGACCAATCAATGTTACTCCATATTTCTTTTGATGCTCTTCTCGAAGTTCTTTTATATATTCAGTAACTAAGGGAAAAGATTTTCCATCCAATAATTTAGATGCTTGGATGTGGGAACTATCTTCAGCATACCCAGCCATTCTTGCACATTTAGCATTGGAATAAATTCCTTCAACAATGTATTTAGCAAATTCTTTTTGCCTATTTGTTAGCTGATGTTTATTGCCCATAATACAATATTCTCCTCGTTTTTTAGTTTTTTAAAAACTTTTTTGAAGTTCCATGCCATCTCATAAGTGTGGTAACGTGGTAAAAGTGTAACCTAATTTCTTTAGTAAAATCAATTACTTGCACGCTTACCACGCTTACCACACCTATTTTGTAAAATATTTTTTAAAAACTTTTTTTTGAAATTATAACTGTATATAAAACTTTATTTTTGAGAACAAAGGGTGTTTACCAGATCCTGTATATGATCAGATCTCCATGCCGTTGTATTGGGACCAATTTTTATACCCTTTGGATAGTGACCTTTTCTGATGCCATCCCACCATGCTGATTTCGATACTGGTATTATTGGTTTAATGGGAGGACTTGATTTACGGTCACCCAATATATGTTTTAGTCTTAAAAATTTTGGCTCAACATTACTTTCCAAACTTATCTCCTTTTTGTGGGAATGCGTGAATAACCTTGTTTTGATTATCGTTTA